GCCCTAAAGCGTATTGGCTCATATCCCGATCCTCTTACGTGTACTGCCACTCATCTGTAAACGCTTCAGGGTTTGCTGTTCACCCTGTTTAGCACCTTGCTGTGCAGCCTGCTGCATTCCAGTTTGGAATTGATCAGCAGTCACGTAATCAACGCTATTGATACGCTCCACTGTGTAGCGAACATCAATTGGAGCGGCAACAGCAGTTCCGCCTCCTCCTCCTTCTCCTGTTGATTCAGTTGCGCCAGAGCCTGAAATAACAGAATCACCACGGCTGCCGCGTGAATAACGCGACATTGCGGTACGCATCTTGGATTCAGGAATGACATATTCAGGCTCGCCACCTTCACCAATTAAAGCGTTAGTGGGGCTTGAAACATATCCGCCTTCAGCAAAAGGAAGCAATCCAAGAAGTCCACTGCCTGCTTTACCCCCAACACCAAAGTTACCGATACCGGCTTGAAGGAATATTCCGCCGAGCTGTTTAAGAACGCCAGACAGCGACTCTCCAAGCGACTTGCTGCCGTCGATAGCGCTCTGTATTCCGCCAACAATTCCAGATTGAATTGTTTGTCCGATTCGTAAATAAAGTTGTTCTTGTTGTTGCTGCAAAGTGAGCTTTTCTCTAAGTGCTTCAGTTCCTTCTAAAATTGCCCGAACTTCTTCTTTAGAGAGATCTGTATTGCTTTTTGTAATTCTTGCTATTTGTTGTTTTATTTGTTCCTCTTTTGTCCGTCCATCAAGTTGCGCCTGCACTAAATCTTGCTCATTTTGTAGGCTTTCTAGTATGTTTGCAGCTTGCTTTGCCCGCGCAGCCTCAGAAACTTTTAACTGGTTATTAATATTAAAAATTTTTCGATCAGCTGCCAATTCAGCTAATTTTATTTTTTCAATTTTTTCAGCAACAGGTATTTTTTCTAGATTTATTTTTGCGATTTGTGTAGCTTTTGTTTCGTGAACAATTTCTCTTTCTAAAGCTGCCTGAGCAATCGGGTCTTCGTCAGCCTTGGCTTTAGCAATTTGTCCTGCAAGTACCGCTAAACGCTCCTGAAGAGCAACTTCAGCTTGCAGCTGTGGCAGTCTACTTTTTCGGCCTTTTTTGGTTTTTGGTTCTGGGCCTAACGTTCCAGCAAGTGTTTCAATTTCTTCTAGAACCGGCAGTTCAATTCTTCTTTGGGATGAAGACGCAACTCCTCTGGCAAATGTTTTAGCCTCATCAGCGGTCTTAAATCCCTGACCGCCCAGCCCAACACTTCTTTCGCTAAATCCCCGCAAGGCTTTAGAAGAGGGTGTTGTTAATTCACCCTTAATAGTCGTAAAACTAGCCTTTAAAATTTCCTGAGCTAATTTTTCTTGACTCGTTCCAGGGGTTCTTGCTAAGAATGCACTAACATCTACCTGCTCGCCCGCAAACTTAGCCAAGCTATCAAGCAAAGGCCCAGCCGCTTTAGCGATAGCAGCCAAAACTTGAGTAAAAATTACATTTAAATTGTTACCTAGTGTTGCTGCGTCTTCACCAAAGTCTTTTAAGGCTTTTACGCCATCTTTGCCAACTTTTGTCTCTAGCAATGCAGTAGCCAATCGAGCAGCTTCCGTTGCCTCACCGTATTGCTCAATTTTTTGCATAAATTTCTGAGTCTCCGTGCCGGCAAAACCGCTGGCTTCCGCAACACGTTCAAGGTCGAGCGTTAGTGGATTTAAGGCTTGACCAAGCTCGGCAGATGCTTTTAAAACTTGTTCAACTTGTGCAGCAATTGCGCTGGCAGCAATTGATCCGCCTAAACCACCTGCCGCTCCACCGATGCCACCTGCTAATGCTTGAATTGGGCCGCCACCAAATAACAGTGGAAAGCCAAACCCAGTAGCTATATCGGTAAATTTTTGTTTGCGGGCACGGCGACGTGCTTTAGAAGCAGTCTCTGCCTTCTTTGTCTCAGCGGCAAGTCTCTTTTCCGCTTTCTCAACATCACGCTTAGCCTTAGTTGAAGCTTTTTGAGCTGCAGAAGCATTTTTATAAGCTCTTTCTAAACTGTTTAAAGCCCTTCTTGCTTTTCTTACGGCCTCATTATAGGCAACTTGATCTCCTTTTTGGGCCGCTTCTCCAACGCCTTGCACAAGAGTTGTGGCACGGGTAAGGTTACCCACACCACCATCTCTAAGCGCCTTAATTCGGTCAAACCCACGCCTGCTCTCTGAAAGTCCTTTGTTCCTAATGACTTGAAGACGATTAGATTCACGTTGCTTTTCAACAACACGGCCTAGTTCTGTTCCTAATGCTCTGACTAGGCGTATATTTTTCTGCCCTCCTCTTGTTCCGGCCTGGAATGCTTGCTTTATCTGTGCAACGCGACCTTGTAATTTACTATTTGATTCGCCCCCTGCGCGTGTAAACTCTCTAAGCTTTCTGTTGTAGAGGTCAGTAGCGGCGTTTAACTGAGATTGAAGTGTAAGTTTTCGCTCTGCAATACGAACGCTTCTTTGGGAAGCTTGACGCTCGGCACGCGTAACAGTTGCTAAAGCGACTGTTCCTCTCTGAGCAGTGCTACCTCGTTTTAGTTTTCTTGATTCTGAAACAAGATTTTTTATCCTAGTCTCTGCTGCCTTTATCTTTTCCAGACCTGTGACAATCAGATCAATTTTTGCCTGATAACTAGAGGTCACTGCAGAAACAACACACCTGTATCAGGACACTCTACCTGCGCCTGCGGGCCTTGGCGAACTCTTTCTCCTGATCCTCGTTCAGTATCTTAAAATACGCGCTCCAGCCAACGACCTCTTCTGCTGTCATTGTCGCCTTAAGCTCCGACAAGCTCATGCCAAGCTCTTTGGCAATGCCAAATTGCAGCATGAGCCAGTTATCTTTCCGAAGCTCGGCGCTTAGGATTTTGGGTCGATGACCTCCTGCTCGTCATCAGTCAAAACTGCCAGCATCAAAGACTGCAGATCCTTGTCCTTTACTTCGTTCTTGAGCACATCAATTTCACCTGGCAAAAATAAAGCATTGCCGTTTTCATCTTGAGACTTAGCAATCACAAGCTGCAGTGCAAACGCATTGGGATCTTCCGATCCAGCACGTTTTTGAGCGCGTTCACGCTCTGCCATCGTCAATGGCGTAACCCACATCTCAAACTCTGTGCCGTCTGAAAGCTCTACTGTCTTTTTAACTGCTTCGAGATTGGCTGCTTTCTTGAGACGGTCAATGGCGCGAACTGCCATACATACTCACTTGGTTGTACTAGCACAATAGCATTAAAAAAGCCCCCGACAATATCAGGGGCTCTTGCTATCAGCTAGCGATCAACTTTTAGCAAAGTCGAAAGTAGGTGCAGTTGTGGGACGGAAACTGACTGAAACAGTCTGCGCGTCATCCGGTGTAACCGAGAAACTTGCAGAGGTCAGTACAGCCTCAAGTTGAATCGAACGACTTTTTGCATCGTCAGGCGTGCCAGAAGACAGCACCGTGTCCATATACAACTTAAATGTCGCACCAGCTTGCTGACGCTGCGTTACGTCCTCAATCAAACGAGCAGAAATGCCTGTGTCATCATCTGTGAAATACACTTCCGCAGATCCAGTACCGTCAGCAAAACCAGAGATGAACGTACGGAATGGAGCGGTTTGACCCAACGTTCCACCAATACTGGTGGTGTCGATTTCTTCGCGGTTTACCTCAAAGCTCCAGGAACGAACATTTGCGACTGACTGAAACTCAGTAAAGTTGATCGCAAAGTCGCTGGTGCCATCAGTACCATCGCTGCTTAATGCAAGCTCAGTGCCGCCTGCAGTAGCAGCAAACGTAGCAACGCCAGTTGCGGCCACGTAAGTCCTGATAAAAACAGGAGTGCCTTCAGTTAAACCGCCAGGCAGAGTGCCGCCACCAGCAGTAAACGAAACCTTGTCGTCTACCTTGAAATTCAAGAAGGCACCAACACTAATGTTGTTGCTTCCGCTGGTGACATCAGCAGCTTTGAACTTGCCAGATGTACCGGCAGGCTTGTAATAGAGGGCTCCAGAGGTGCCCGAAAGGACGGTAGCCATTCGTAAAACGGAGAATGGTGGACTTTACGGGCGGAACCCGGACAGATCTAGCTTAGCGCGTTGACGACAAAACATCTAATCTTGATCCTCTGCTGTAAAACCGGTGTCAACACGTCCAACCAAGTGGGGACTTGTCTCTTCAGCTGAAAATGTTGGCCCGTTGATCGCTCCAGGCCTTACATAAATACCTGCATCATCGCGTGTTGAGGCAGACAAACCTGTCAAAGTTGTTACTGCAGTATTCAATAAGACTTGGTTTCGAGCAGGCCCTTTGCCTTTTTCGCTATACACACGAATAACTACACTGCCACGTGCAAAATCAAGATTATCTGTCAACGTAACTTCTGTTGTTAGTCCAAAATTAATGTTAACTCGAACATATTCAGTAGTTGCGTTTGCAGGCGCAGCAGTAATTCCATCAAAAAATACAGGTACTGCTGGACTTAGCGCTCCAAAGGCTGTTTGGATTGGGGACTCAATCGCTGCGCGAATAGCTTGGTATCTCATCGCTTACTCCTAAAACCCAAGGTTACGCCGTCTTCTAACGCTTTTTGCATTCCACCGCCGTCGATATAGTTGGTGTACCAGTCCAATGGTGCGGTGCTTCTTGCTTCGCCGTCTCCAGAAAAATCTCCACGAAAACCAGGAACAGGGCGAGAACCTGTAGCAACAACATCTCCTGCAGGATTTTCGGCCCTTATACCTCCTCTAAATACACCTTGCTCCAAATCAAGTGCATACGCTGCATAAGGCTGTGTATTTACAATCTCAAATTTTTTCACCCTTGCCGTTTCTTTGATTGATGTAGAAAGCTTTGGAACGTCATTCAAAGTATATGGGTAGCCACCGCCTGTAGAGCCTGATGCTGCAGTGCCTATTGGAATAGCAACCCAACTATCCTGAAACTCTCCTGTCCATTCAGGACCAGCCTCAGCAAGGTCATTCATAATATTGACAGCAGCAACGCGAGTTACTTCATTAATTAACTCACGAATGTCAGTGGGCAACTGACTTATTTCTCTACGTCTTCTAGACATTACTGCGGCCTCGCAATGATTGTGTGAAGCAAGGGATCCTCACCCCTAAAGCTCAGCACATTTAAAATCTTGGCTTCTCTAGTCGCACCAGCCTGTGAATACTGAATACGATCAGCTTCAGTTGGATAATAAGAACCCAACTCATCGCCACCAATGATTACTTTGATGTCAGTTGTTTGATAAAGTCCGTCGTTCTCTCTTGATGAAATATTGGAAATCAAACCCTTCAACACCACAGACGTATCCGCTCCAGTGACAGCACCTGTTGCTGGATCGTAAGTGCGTGGTGTTGTTGTTTTAACTAACGTGATGTCTTGACCCCAATCGTCCAGCAGATCTTTGGGGATTGATTTGAAAGTGTCGTCTACAAGTGACATATCAACCCCTCACCACACGAACTTGATAAGAGCCAGAACCTCCAGAACAATAAGCACCAAGATAAGACTGCAACCAAGGATAAACGTCGAATACGTTATTAATAGTTCCGACAGCCTGACTATCAGTGTTGTATTTGACTTTGAGGTCTCCAAGCTCGACTTGCTCGTATAACCCCTTATCGCCGGTAGTCCCTGTAATCGCGTCCGTGTCATTGGCTAGCTCAAACGCTAGTAAATATGTAGCCTTTTTGATTGCGTTTGGGATAGCAGAACACGTAAGTTCCACCCGATCGACATGATAATTATTGCGCGGCCATTTCAATGCTTGGCCTGAGTCGCAACGATCACCATAAAAAACCAACGTGTCGATCCAGCCTGTTGCTGAAATCAATGCACGATTTTTGTTGTCATCTTGCTTGTTGTCCCATTGCGTGCTGCTTGGAACGGTCTCAAAGTAAGCGTCGGCTTCAGCCAACGTTACATAGCTGTTGGCTGTTGCACTCTTGAGGGTGGCGTTGATCGTGGCAGCCATAGCGCAAAAATAAGGTGGCCCCACCTAATGGTAGGGCCTTTGCTCTGATCAGGGATCAGATGGTGCTGGTATCCAGCGGAGAGTTGACAGTAAGCTGAACCATAGGGATCAGATCAATGTCATAAGTGGCAGCCCACTTGTTAGCCGTTGCCAAGTTGGCATTGGTTGGGTTGTCACCAGCATCAGACCACTTCGTACCCATCACGTGATAAGTGGAGTGGTAGTCAACTGACAGGACGTCCTGCTTCGACAACACGTTACGGTCTGCCTCAATCCGCAAGTCTTGCTGCACACCCTCAAGGATGGTGCCGGACTTAACCAGATAGCAGTAGAACTCACGTTGATGGCCACCAGTGCCAGGTGCAACAGTGTTGACTGCAGAATCAACAACTACGCGCATTCCAGCAAATTCGCCAACTTCGCGAGCGCCAATGCCAACGCCGCCACCACCCCAAGTCACTGCGCCAGAAGCCGCAAGTGCTGAAGTAGAGAAGGTCAGCATTCCTACCTGATACAGGTAGTAAGCAACAGAAGGATGAACAATCAGAGTGTCCAATTCTTCGCCACGCTCTCCCAGCTTGGAACGTGCTTCTGCAACTGTTGCAGCAGTCAGGAAGTTAGCTTCCGCACCACCAGATGCAGCAGCCTTGCCTTTGTCCAAAGCATTGGCAGACAAAGCAGTGCCAAACAAACCAGCAAGCTGAGAAAACAGACGTGCGCTGTTCAACTTGTTGATTGCATCGGCAAGCTGATTGCGGATGTGAAGCATTGGATCTTCACCAGCAGCCAAAACTGCAACGTCATCTACGGCATACGCAAAACCGCGATGGCAGATGGTTGCAATCTGAGTGCCAGTACCAATCTTCTGAGGAGTCAGATAACCACCAGAGCTAGTGCCCCAAGTGGCTGTACCGTCCAGAATTTCTTCTGTTGGGGATACAGGATTGAACTCAGGAACTTGAATGCGAGTACCGCCTTCTCTTGAATCGAGAAGAGCGTTACGAACAACAGCACCAGACTTAATGAAAAGACTGCGCTCTTTGATTGCCTCAGACACATAGGTGCTGAGATTATTCCTTTTTACGATGTCCGCCAGAAGGACACCGCCGGAATAATTCTGAAATGGTGCGGCCATTTCTTATTCAGGGATAAAGTTTGCGGGTTTTCAAGTCACGGACTTGAGATGGTGTCCCACGGGGACTATTTACCAGCCTCTCTCTTGAGCACAGCTGCAAGATCAGGGTCGGTAGCTTCCAAGGTCATTTGCTTGGTTAAGTTAATACTACCTTCTAACCAAGGATTCGCGACGCCTCCAGCCCCAGAAATTCCAGTAACTGGCTTAGCGCCCATTCCAGCCTGACTACTAGGCTTAAAATGATGCTCGTAGGTAGAACCAGGGTTTTTTAGTTTGGCAAGATAAACATTGATGTCTTGCTCAACGCCACCATCTAAAACTTTGACAGTGCCGTCCTCAGCTTTCTTGAGGTTGGTTTGAATCAATTGCAGCATTTGATCTGAATTGATCGCTCCAGCTTGATTGATCGCTGAAAGTGCAGCGTTTTTCATGGCTGCTGTTTCGTTAGAAGTCCGAAGCTCCCCTAACTGACGCTCCAAATCAGCTATCTGCTGGTCTTTGGTTTGAGCAGTTTTGTTGGCCTCTTCCCAGAGATCCTTCCACTGCCCTTGATCCTCAAGCGTTTTGCGACGTTGATCGTCTTGTTTTTTGTAAACGTCGTCTAGTTTTCCTTTGATGCCTTGAAATCTTTCTTCGGCTTCATTGGCACGTTGTTGGAGCGCTTGAATTTGCTGCTCGTAAGCAGAAACATCGACAGCAGGAGTTTCAGTCGCAGCCACTGGCTGTTCAGAAGACGCCACTGGCGTTTCCTGGATGACTTGTTCTTCCATTATTAGGAGTTAGTTGACTTTTCTACCTTACTACTTTTTGCTTGTTTAGTTGTCTTTTTAGGTTCGGGCATTGGGCATTCATCTTTTTTGGGTGGATTGATCTCCTCGAAGCGCATTCCCATGGGGACAAAAGCTATTACTCTTCTACTGTACCGCTTGATTCTGCTTCTGCCGACATGGGCAAAATCTCGCCTTGTACCAGCATGTCGCGGAACTCTTCGCGATCAATGATTTGATCCTGAAATAGCTGACCCATTGCAGTAATGTCCTGCCCGATCAGACGCTGCAAGTCAAAGTCACGACTAATCTTGACCTCAGGCGGTTCAATGCCCAAATAATTAGCAGCAAGGTTGTAAGACTTCTGCAAACCTGACTCCAGATCCATCGATACCATCGACAACATTGAGTTCGTATCAATACGATCCAGCCTGCGGGCATCTGCAGATTCAGCAACAAATTTCTGTTGGCTCAACGTACTGATGCCTAACGTCGCCATTTGCTGCTGTAACTCCTGGATTTCTGATGTCTGCGCTTCAAATGCGCTTGATGCAGGCTCCACGTAATAAACCTTATTGCCCGGTTGAGTTGCCATCGCATAATTCACGCTAATCGCCATATCCTTCGTCTGATCGTCCCAGCCCTCTAATACCAGCATTGGTTGGCTGGCAATATGCAAGCTATGTATAAGGTCAGCTTGTCGTTGGAAGTGCGCCAGATTTAAATGCGCTATGTCCAGCAACGGCGGGCGGCTGGTCATTGTGTCCTTTTTATCGGCATAAATCGTTACCAGCGGAATTTGCCCAAGTGAAAAATCACCCGACTCAACCAACTCGTACTCCGCTGTAGCGTCGGATTGATCGAATGAAGCGGGATATGGGAATGGCCCTTCCATTTCTTGGTCCTTTTGCTCTTGTCTAAAGACGCGATAACGACCTGACTCAATGACACGGACTTGGTCATAAACTTTTTCTCCGAACTCTCCATCGGCTACAACGGCTTTTTCGCCAATACGAACTTGCGTAAGACTGCCATAATTTGCTTCCCGATCTAAACGCCAGCCATAAACATTGGTTGGATCAACCTCAATCCAATATGGTCTGCGATTAAGAGCACGCTCTTCCGCCAAACTTTTCGCATTTGATGGAGCGGGAAAATCAACAAGAATATGTGAATGGCCATAGGTCAAAGCACAAGTGACTAATCGACGTGCGTACTCATCCAAATCAGAACCGCAACCGTCAACATCCTTGTTAAAAATTTCGGTCCAGTACGGATCACCTACAACACTGATTGGTTTACGAAGAATAAGTCCTGCTGCTGCTCGGATTAAACGCTGCGTATAAGGCGTAAAAACAGCACGGTTTACACGCGCCAAATATGCTGAATAGTCCTCACGTGGCTCCAGCGGCAAGAAAGTCTCGCTGTTCTCTCGAAGGTATTCCGTTCCAGATACCACTGCTTTCATAATCTCCCAGCCTTTCATCTGGTCGATTACTGCCCGTGTACGGACAAATGGACTGTCAACACTCCCCATATAGGAGCTACTGACCAAATGGGTCCGAACGAGCCCTGGAACGGAGTAAGTCATGTCACCACTTTACTTTGTTAGCCCAATATGCGGCACTGGTTTTGCCCTTAGCAATGTTTTTTGCGTGCCGCTTCTTGAAAGCAGCTCGCTTATCCTTCATCGCTTGGCTTTCACCTGCCTTTGGTTTACCCGCTGTACTTGCTCCCTGTTGACCAAAACGTATTAAACGATCTTTGCCGTTCTCTTTGATCACAACAGCATGAGATTTACCACTGGAATGACCAGCAGTACGAATTGGTTTGTTGTAACCGTCGAAAACGTGCCCGCCTCGTTTGATTTTGGCCATTATTTTTTACCTTTACCCTTTGGTTTACGTTTTTTCGCTGTTTTGGCAGCATCTTTGAAGTTTTTGGCGGTTGGTGCGCCAGGATCTCCTGCTTTACGCATCTTTTCGCCTGAACCCGCCTTGATGCGCTTCTTCTTTGCCGCAATGTTTGCGTAAAGTCCGCGTTTTTTAGGTGCCATAATCAAAAATGCGTTGGGTACAGTCTAATTCTCACATCTTTTTGCTGCCCTTCTTCATGCCCTTCTTCTTCTTAGGTGGACGGCCTTTTTGCGTACCGTACGTTCCAGGGCCTTTGGGCATGACGCAAAGCGCAACGATGACCCCAGTCTAACTCCTACTTTTTCTTCTTACTAGCCTGTTTCTTCTTGCTCTTTCTCACAGCCTTCATATAGCCCTCGCATCGCTTCATCCCATTGCTCTTTTTGTCGGCCATCTCAAAATAATAGGTGTCTACAGTCTAATCGCTCCAATGATTGCGGACTAGAACCGGCTCACGCACCCGCATCCCTCACTCCTGATCCGCTGCAAGAGACTCTGTCGCATCCCTTATCAAGGTTTGCTGCCTCATTCTAGTAAAGCCGATAGGAAGTTGTACCTAATGTTTCGGGTTTTGCAAGGTTAAATTGCTGCAGCACCAAATACCCAAATGCGTCAAACGCATGGTCCACTCCTAAATTCTTATTTGGTAGCCCAGTACCCGGCGCATACGTCAATGTCCGAAGCGATTTAATCAGCTCCTTACACCTTGGATGAATCTTGACTCTTCGTGCTCCAGCAGCATCCATTAATCCTGTATTTACTGCCGTAATCTTGTCCCTTATCTTCCATGGTGCTCGCGGACTCTGAACCGTAAATCCACTACGACGCAAAATTGCATGGTCCGTTACGCCAACACCACTTGTCTTTCGCGCTCCACCTGTAGGGTCAGGACACGCAATAACCCTGCGATCTACTCCATACCTTCGCGTAACCTCGTCCGCAAAGTCCCATGTGGTCGCTCCACCTGTCAACATGATCTCATCAAAGACATAAAGCGTTTCGCCGTCTTTTACCGCGCAAATACCGCTCATTGGATCAACGTTAAAGTCAACGCCCAATAGCAATGGTTGAATTGAGATGTCGCGGGCTTCTGTTGAAATATTGTCGTCTGAAAAACTGACCGCCACTAAACCAGTCAGATTCTCAAAGCTGGCCTCAAATTCTTGCCGGAATGTTCGAGTGTCAAGTTGGGCACGCGCTGCTTCGACCTCATGCTTACTAACGTTGCCGCCTTCAATCGTCGTATAACACCATCGCTGCCAATCTCCCGTCTCATCCTCTGGTACATAACACCACAAGTCATAAAACCAGCTGGCCGTCCCATCTGGTGTCGAAATAAATAATGCCCAGCCTTCCTTATCCGCTAAAGCAGGTCGTATAACCTCAAACCATACCTCTGCATCCATAAATGCTGCTTCATCCAGCACTACACCGCTTAAACTCCGGCCCCTTAACGCCATAGCGTTCTCTGTTCCCTTTAATTCAATCGTTGATCCGTTGATTAGCTCGATTCGTAAGTCCGTCTCGTTCTTACTCCTGATCCATACCTTTGGAACCAGCTTCTTTAATGCTCGCCACGCTATGTCTTTTGCCATTCGATACGTCGGAGCACAATAAAAAAATGTCTCCCCTGGCTTCTCAATCGCTCCACGCACCAATTCAACGCAAGATAAGTACGACTTGCCAAATCTGCGGCCTGCTACCAATACGCGGAAGCGGTTTTCGCTTGAATAAACCTGCCCCTGCGCCCATCTCAGGTTAATAGGCTCTGTTTTTATGCTCATGCCTATTACATTACACAGGTTTTCAACCCCCTACCCCCTAAACCGTTCACAACGCTCCACAGCAAGTTATTATTCGAGTAATCAAGGTTGAATTTGATGCAGCCAGAACAGACAGAATCCAAAGTAGGGCGCGTTCGACGCCTCTATAAGCGCCAATTAGATGGCTTGTCCTCTACAGCGCTTGTTTACGATCACGCTGAAAAAGAACAGGTCTCTGTTCAAACTGCTTGGCGTGATTGGGCTGAAGTTAAAAAGATCGTTGATGAAGACTGGCAAGCTGACCGCGAAAATATGCTCGCACGCCTTCAGCACATGCGTACTAAACTCTTTCACCAAGCCCTTAAAAAAGGACAGCTCCAAACCGCTAGCCAGGTTCTTGACTCCATTGGCAAAGTGATTGGTGAGTCCGTTGAAACCGTCAATATCCAAGCACCTGAACTTAAAATCTCTATCGAAAAAAAAGACGACTGATCTAACGCTCCAACAAATTCAACCCCTGCCCCCACTAAGGGGGCTTTTTTAGTACACGATTACTGTTTAGTGGATATATGTGCAGGGTACCCGGCCCTTGCTGTAGGCGTGCAGCATTTGCTACACCACCCCCCTTGTAACAAATGACGTGTCAGATTGTAGTGATATTACTTGCTCTGTAGCACTCGATAAGCTATAATTAAAACAGCAAAGAAAGGAAGAGAACTTAACATTCTCCACCACTTGCTAGGTATCACTTAGTTGTGATACAATACAAAGTGAGCATAGCTCGCACCTTGACAACTGAATAAAGTCTGAGAGCGATTCGCCTCAAACAGCCAGCAGCACGGGTTAGCCCTTGCTTAGCTGACAACTGTTCACAGCGGTTCACGTCCCACAAGGGCAGCTCTCAGCAAACCTAAAAAGCTAACCCTAACTAACGGAACCAATGGAGACCAAAGTGCAAACGGTTCACAGCATCAACAGCGGTGCCATTCAGATCAGCGGCGGTCGCATTCTTGCAACGTGCCAAAGCTCTGGAGACAGCGTGACACTTGAGCTACCTTACGGGGCATTGTCTGACGCGGTGGATTCTTATCTCACCGATCGTTTGACACGTTGGGATCGGGACCGCATTATCACAATGCTGACCGATCTAAACCGCAAGGAAGACATCAAAGCTGAAGCTAAATCATGAAATCGTTTCTGTCCGTGCTGGCTGCCTACGTGGCAGCCGGTGCTTTTTGTGTCGTTGCTGTTAACAGCGCAACGTTCCAGGGTCATAGTGGAACCCAGGTTTACAACCGGGTGATTCGCTGATGACTTATCTCGTTCAAGTATGGCGCGGGATCCCCCAGTCTGGGGGTCTTGGCTGGATAACTTACGGACATCCGAGAAGCAAAAAAGACGCTGAAAGGCTGTTCTTTTATGCTTCAAGGATCCGCCCGGAGTATCCTCATAAATTGGAGGATGTGACGCAATGATCATCATCTGCATCACAGAATCACGAGATGAGAAAGTGTTACATCTGGGGGACATTTCCCCAGATGACGCAGTCAAAACGCTGCGTTATCTTAAAAAGTGTAATCCTTTAAAACAGTTTATTCTTAAAACCCCAGAATAATCTGGGGTCTTTTTTTACCATGCAAAACAAACTACCATCAGCAACGTTCCAAAGGCTTTGCCAGATTGAACGGCATTTAAACAAGTGGGCAGAGGATGAATGCAACGGATTCATTCAATGGGATGATGAAGATTGCACAATTCCGAGAAGGTATAGATCCGATCAGTTTGGCTGTCCTGTTAAAGGTCCAGTTATTGCCAATCGTGAGGCAAAATACCTTAAAGAAGCTCAAACGTTAGCCGCTCAATGCGGTGGCAAGATTTATCATCAGGGAGATCCTAGAGGTTGTTCTTTGTATTTTTACAGGGAATCAGATCTTGAAGGTTACAACTTCCCGATTGATCAAGTTTACAACGTAGCCGCGTTGGCGTGCTGTTAGTTCCGTTCCAATTATCCCCGGCTTAACCGCCGGGATTTTCTTATGTTTACCATCAAAACAAATAACGTTCCAAGGCCACTGATGCACCTGGGGGATTTTAACGAAAACATTCAGTCAGAGATCCGTAAGGACTACGATTGGATGAATCCTCAAGACATTGAATCCAACTTCGGATTCTTTGCCTATTGTGGGCAGGTTTACCACTTGCAGGATTTTATGCGAGTAACGGACGTTAGCGATCCAAACCTTAACGGTTGGGATGGTTACGTTTCGGACTCGGTATGGTCCGGGATTTTAGTTAAACTGACAGAGGATTGTAATTTTGTTGTCGTTGGCAGGTTTTTTGAATGATCACCTTTGAAGAACTTGCACGGCTTAACGGTTACGATCCAAGCACAGCGGACGGCTTGAAACATGCCTGCTATTTATGGGAGGAGTTTCAAGCTAATGGTGGAAGTTTTCCTAAGCCTTACGAGGTAGAAGACTTTCAAGATGAGCCTCCCGTATAGGGGGCTTTTTTTATGTCCGTTCCAATTATCGAGAAGGGTAGACACGCAAGGCTGAACCGTTGAGTTTCACTTGCACAATTTTCTCACGCAGGAAAGTTAAGCGACCTGAGCGGCGCTTTCCATCGTTTGAGTGAGCGTAAGCATGGATGGACTCTAAGAGTAATTCGAGTTCATCCGGTGCTATCCAAACGTCAGGCATTTTGCTGCGTTGTTGGGATGTTTTCATGGTAGCCATGGCCAAAACCCTTTTAATCGTGTAATAATGGATTGAGGAGACGGGTTGACCGTTTCCGCTCCAAACCAACAACCACTTAAACCAGTGCGAACGACTAAAAAACAAGTCTTGGAAGAATTCAAGATTTTATGGCAAGGCATCTTGTCAGAACAACCAAACTACAAAAACGACAGCATCGCTAAGCGCGAATCATTCAACAATTTTGTCGATGCTTTGAACAAGGATGGCATCGTGAGTAATCACCAAGCCTACAACTGGACAAACCCTTTCTAAAACTATGAAACAAACTACCAACAACCATTTCCACGTAGAAGGTCAAACCAAAATTGACTTGATTAGTGGTTTGATCACCATTAATGATGGCTCTGATTGTTCCGTTTCAATTTTTACCGGAACAAAAGCATTGAATGATGCTATCGCAAAGTATCTGCCTTATTGTGACCGCTCCAATCAAGAACGGTTCATGCAAGTTTTGACGGATCACATCCGCAAGCTTGATAATGCTGAGGTTCAGTCATGAAACAAGGTATTCCATGTTTTCGCTGGCAGCTTGAGCACACTGACACTTTCGGAGGTCAAGCAAACTATTCATGGGTTATCCGTGAAAATGTGATGATTCCATCAAAGTATTCAGGTCCTTGGATTGTCCGCAAGGCTAAACAAATTATGGGTTTAACCCATCTTGAGCACACTACTTGTGATCTTGGCGAAACAATTCGCGTTGATTTTCCCCAAGACAATCAAGTGTTATTTATCACGCCTTTGTCGTGAAACGCTCCAATGAAATCAAAGGCCAACACATTCGGGAGGCTAAGCGCCTCCTGAGCCTTGGCTATCAGCCTTCAGCCGTTGCTTTAAGGGTTGAACGGTTATTCAGTATCAGTCGCGCTACTAGCTTCCGTGACGTTGCCTTAGCAAGCACTCAAATGGATAGTGAAAACATGGAGTTGGACGTTGACACCGCTCCAACACCAATGCTTGAACAGCGTGACGCAATGCTGAGAGACCTTGAGCAAGCTTGGATGGAAGCATCCGCTCAACACAACGTGAGTGAGCTAATGCAGCTTTCTAGAGCCTTTGAACGCCTTCACCGCATGGGCGGCAACCAGTCTCAAAAATACTGAGACAAAAATCTCAAACCATTCCGACACCATGACTAAAAAACGTCGCCGCGATTTTGATGATGATTTGATGCCTGATGACTTTATTGATCCATGGCCTCCTTCTGATGAAGAAATTGAAGAACGTGAACGACTGGCACAACAGGAGTTCGATGATCTCAACGCTTCTATCCCTGACGCTGCTGAACGTAACCGCAACCTCAAATGATCACTAAAAACCAAGCGAACCGCTCCATCACACAATTACTTTGTTTGATTCTTGGCGGTGAAAAAAGCAAGGCTTCGGCTCATTTTGCTTCTGAACCGTTAAAGCGAATTGAATTTTGTTTTAAGTTGGTTCAGCAGGAAATGGCACATGCTAAAAGCATGGAAGATCCTATATATGCAGCTGGCAAACGTCACGTTGACAGCCTTGAATCATTGAAAAGACTTGCACAACTCGTAAAGGAGGTGGAGTGGTGACTTATCACTATCGTCCCATTCGTGAATATGAATCTGCCAAGATTCAACGCGCTCTGGACATCCTTAAAGGTGTTGTAGAGCGTGAAAATAAACGACACATGATGGACGTTGAATTGACTCATGGCATGATGGATCTTCTCGAAAGTGAGGTGATTCCACAACTTGAAAATGAATTAGAGTACGATCCAACGCCCTATCATCTTTGGGATAATTCAGGTGGTGAACCTCCTGTAACTTTGGATGAAATGCACACTGCCGCTTACAAACGCAAGTACAGTTTATGAACACTCAGAAAAGTATCTTTGATCGTGAGCAGCTTCGCAAAGATTCTGATAAACGTTCTGGTAAAACCTCCAGACAATTGAAACGTGAAGCGGCTAAATCTAAGTTACGCCCACGGCCAACCTAGTTCTACTTCACCGCTCCAAATATTTGGATCGCTCGTATCTAACGGGCGCTCCAATATATATTCACGGACTAGACGTTTTAGCGTTTCTGTTGAGATGTCTAGTTCTTTTGCTTTGACAGCTACGTTGCATTTGCCGCGATATATAAGGTCTAATGCTTCTTCCATTAGCAGACTTCACCAGCCAATAACATCTCCTTATATATGTTGTTGCGTTCAGTCCAGCGGGCTTCGCATCCCCTAATCTCCAATTCGCTAAGCATCCGCAGTTGAATGGTCCCATTAGGTTTGGCAATAATGACCGCTCCAGCATCCACTCGGATACCAGCCCTCTCACGCAATCCAAGGCTATAAGCACCTAATTGGTCCTGATGGTCCTTTAACCACGCTTCAGGCTTGTCTGCTTCACGACTGCTGGTCTTAAAATCGCAGATCGTTAAACCTAATGGCGTATCAAGTAAGGCATCTGCCGTTCCAGCAAATCCTTCCTCACTACTAACGCTGAATTCCGACGCATGAATGGCCGTTACCGTTCCACTTACCAACCAGTCGGATAAACCTCTGGCGTACTCACGGGCTGGCCATGCAACTTTCGGCGCTCCATCTTTCGACTTCTTAAGTGCCCAGGAGGTGATGGCTTTTGGAGGACGTGCCAAACCATCATCCCAAATCTTCCACGCTCCTTTCTTGTTGGCACTTTGACGGGCCAGCTTTGAAGCTGTTTTGAGAATATATTCACAGTGCTCATGAGCAATGGTGCCGCGATCACAGGCAATGTCACGCTCCATATCACTACTTGCTCTCTTGGACCAACGCTCCAGGGCATCTTTCTGGGATTGAGGGGCTGTGTGCTTCAGGATATGCGTTACTGAATGGTAAATCAGCCCTTCTTGATCTCTGTAAACCCTGAAGGGGCCTGAGTTGTCTTGCTCTAGTTGCCAGCGCCGTAACGAAGCAAGAATGTTCTGTGGATCAGCTTCGTTTGTCACTAGGTACTCTTTCCCAAAACTAATATAACCCTAAAAAAAGGGGGCGCAAGGCCCCCACTTTAAAATTAGTCGTCGTCAGCCCAATAAGGACTGTTTTCGTCTTTGTCTAACGGCTGCGTGATAGTGCCGCTTGCCTTTGGCATCGAAACATTTGAATGACTAAGTTCACAGGCTTTTATCTGAACCAAAAGGCGCAGAGAAATGTTGATGTCATGAAGCCATTTGACTTGATTGTCCATGGTTTCATTCAGCTGAGCCAAATACTCTTCAATGTTTTCTAGGCTTGTACATAAATCTTGCCCCCCAATATGGGGAGAAAGCTCAGTAAAGCCGTTGGCTACACCGCTAAGCGCACGCTCAATGCCCTCAGTATTGAAATACGGAGTTTCAGGAAGGTTGGAGCTTACGTAATTAATCGACTTTGCGATTGACTCCAAGGAATCTGTGTAATCCTGCATAGTTCAAGCCTCATAACCCATTTTTCGTAAGCCTGTCCTGATGGCTACGTCAACAGCTTCTGTTTGTGTCAGACCACGATCTAACATAAATTGCTCAAAAGCTTTTTCTGTTTCAGGGTCGCGTAGCTTGCCCGAAACTCTTTTTGAACTAGACGTTTCAAAAGAATTTTCTTCTAAAACATTTTGCTCTGAAAATTGAGTAGCTTGACCTGGATCAAGAACCTGTAATTCTTCAGGCTGAGCGTAAGTAGGCAAAACCCAAGTAATTAAATCTGGGCCTCGACCTTCTCTCAATGGCAATTCAATGCCAACTTCATCGCCAATGTCAAGAGCATCAAGCATCCAAGACTGTTTTGTCTTGTTAAAAAACAACATGCCCTCTTTGCCGACCTCAGAATTTTCATCTGAAACGTCAAAACTAACTTCACCAATAGCCAAGCCTTTGTGCTCGACTTTCCTTAAAATTTTTGCTTTGCCTTTTCTTCTGTGCTGCGGGGTGGTGGTGGTGGTCATGGTTCTACGATCAAGGAGTAGAGAAACAGTGGGACTTACTCAACCTCCTGGCCGACGTTGATGCCCACTGTTTTTATTCTTCTTTGAATGGATCTCCGCCGCCAATCATGCGAGAAATATCAAAACCTGCTTTTATTGCAGCCTTCCAATCTTTTGCCATTTGAATGTCGTCATGCTCATCCTCGTCGCGTGGAACAATCATTAGCTCATACTTAGTTTTGCCGCCAGCATTACCTTTGTCGAGCTGAAAATCCCATTCAAGAAGATTTTTGCTGTAAGTCTTGTGTAAACCATATTTAACAAACTGGCGAGAAATTGAAATCTGAGTAATCTCAAGAACTTCAACACGTTTTTTTTCCCAGTTGTAAATCGGCCATGTCAAGCATTTATATGGCTTATCTTCGCCTGTCTTGTCATAGTTCAGTGCGCGAGTAAATTCACGCCCCAACTCCAGCTCAATGTCTTCGTCAGAAGGCTTCTGAGTAAACCGAAATGGTGAGTTGTTACCACCTTCCTTGGGCGTGCCCCAAACCAACCAATACTCCATCGGATCTTCATCAAGCAATGCAAAAACTGCAGGCTTGCCTATCTCGATTTTGTTTGGACGAAGATACGGCTTGTCAGTTGACTGTTCTTCGTTTTCTGGATCAAGTGTTGCCAAAAAGTCGTCGGAAACTTTCACGTGAGTGTCTCGGTAAAATGTCGCGTCTCATTTGACGCTTTGATACTGTAGGCCGTGATTGACCTGCTGTCAACTTCGGGTAAACTAAAAAAAGACCCGACTCGCCCTAGGGATCAAAGGACGAACCGGGTTGCAGTTTACTCTCATTCAAATCTTACACGATGCTACAAGATTTCGTCAAGACCCTCCCAGAAGGGCTTGTTTACGCTCCAATTCATGCCAAAAACGAAGCGCGTGGGTTCTGTGGCAAGCAACCCTTAAAAGCTAGCTTTGATCAGAAGTTTGGGCCAGCTGACGTAGCTCTGGCGCTCCAACGTAACCCTGATCTCAAGGCTGTTGGAATCTTTACTGGCATCCGTGGCAACGGCATCGTTTTTCTTGACGTTGACCACAACCTCAAGCGTTGGATGAAGCACTGGGGAGATTCCCTAGCAGGCGCTCCAATGGTTACTTCGACACGTGCAAATGCTGCAAAATTTATATTTCGTGTCCCAGAAGAACATTGGGCAGACATTAAAGGTCGCGGCTTAGGTAATAACGACTATGAAATTCTTTGGAATTCCAAGAAACAAGGTGTTATTTTTGGCGCTTACCCTGGCGGTGACAATTCTGAACCCGGAGAATATAAATTAGAAGGCGACCTCAATAACATTCCTGCCGTTCCAGATTGGTTGCTTGCTGAAATGCGTGAGCCTCCAAAAATTATTGTCAAACGTGATTTAGATTTTTCTGATCGCACTGATGATGAACTCTTTCAAATTATTAAAGACTGCCTTAGCGTAATTCCTAATAAAGGCAGAGGATCACGCGATCATTGGGTCAAAATTGGTATGGCTATCCATTCTGCTCTTCCTACGGAAGCAGGAATGATGCTTTGGTCTTCTTGGTCCTCAGATGATCCAGACTTTGAGGATGAATGGAAGGACAGCAATCCCTGTGAGCACATCTGGCATTCTTTCAAAGGCAATGGCGTTGGCTTAGGTACTCTGATTCGCTTGGCTGACCTGCAAGACCCTAAGCGTCATCGATTTTCAGAAGACATAGCCAAAGTTGTCAGTTCAGCAGAAGAAAAACAAGTGCAAGAATTTAGACAATCGACTCTTGAATACGAAGAAGTTATTCGACGTGCGTTCCAAATCCTTGAACTTGACAATCCTGCTGAAGTAAATTACAAACTAAATTCTCTTGCGCTCCAGGCTGGTTATCGCGACCAAACTGCTCTTGAAAAACTAATTGTTGATCAAATTGCTTACGATAAAGCTCAATCATTAATCACTGTTGAAAAATTGATGGAATTGGATGAAAAACGTGAATATCTGATTCCTGACGTTCTTCCTCATCCTTCAGTTATTCTTATATATGGCGCTGGTGGCGATGGTAAGTCAACTGCTGCTTGGGCTCTTGCAAAACATATTGTCAGCGGCAAACCTTTCAAAGTTCGTGGTGCTGACGTTCCAACACAACAAGGCCCTGTCTTGCTGTTAAACGGTGATCAGCCTTTGATCCAGTTGAAAGAACAATTGATTGAAGCTGACTTTCCGATCACAGATCAAACCTTTATTCAGACTGATTGGCAGCTTCAACGTTATGCCCAGTTCATTAAATTGATGGAGACATATAAACCAAAATTGGTTGTTATTGATTCCTTGATTGGTTGCTCTGGCGGAAGAGCATTTGATGAAAACAAGTCTGACTTTGCAACTCCCCTTTACTGGTTGACCAAAAACAACGGTGATTTGTTCCCTGCAACCACAATTTTGATCATCCATCACGCCAACAAGAATGGTGGTTTTAGAGGCACTTCAGCTATCCGCGATGCAGTGGATGAGACATGGAGCCTTAAACGCGCTGAAAGCGACCCTCAGAAGCGCTCCAAGCAGCAACAACAGCTGCAACCACATGAACGGTTGATTGAGGTGGAGAAAAGCCGTTCAGGACGCTCTGGCACGCATTTAATCCTTGGGCAAAGCGATGACCTGGATTTCTATATCGCTGATTTCACTCCTGAAATGGACCCTGATGACACCGCTCCATCCTCCGTACAAGGCAGGGTGCTTAGTCGTTTACGGACTGCTTACCCAGAGTCACGTACCAAAACTGACTTAATGGCAGATCGTTTGGTTGCCGGCTCTCCAGCTGCCATCAAGAAAACGCTCCAAAGGCTGGAAGCTCAACAATTGATAGTCTCATGCGTCCCAGAAGGTTCCCGCTCCAAACAATACAAAGCTAATCTCGCGCGTGGAGAGGGATGGAACGTGTCCCCTAACACTAGAAAAGGTAGTGATGGAGCGGTATCTGGTACGGGACAAGAAGATAGGGACATGCCCTTGTGTCCCCCTTTGATGGATGGAGCGGTTGAGATTGAATTAACTGAAGAAGAGCGGGGACAAATCTAGTTGTCCCTATAGACTGTCCCTATCCAAATCCATTGGCATAACTGCGATTTGGGCAAAAGGGACAGTTTTTACATCTATACGCGCGAGAGATGAATTGGACCAACATTCTCAAAGCTGCTGGAATCCCAGAACCTCCAGGCAGAGAAGAAACGCTCCAGCAGGCCTTGGAACGTTCACGCGCTAGAGCTGCTAGGCCAAAAGCCAAGCCAAAGACAAAAGCTAAAAAGTCCAAACAAAAATCCCCATGACCCTTTCGTGCAATAGACTATTGATGTTTGCAACTCTTGTTATTTGATGAAACAAGTCAACACTTATTTACCTGATGAAGTTTTGGATCGTTTGCAAAAACAAGCTGATTATCAAGGCATTCCAAGGTCAGAATTGATACGCGAACGCCTTGCTTCTCCACTAAAACCCGTTGGCGTTACAGTCGATGCTTTTCGTAAAACTGTTATGGAAGTACGTCGTCGTTACAGTTACGGCCTTGACAGGCAACAAGCTGAAAGCATCGTCGCCTGCGTTGTCTACGAATTGTTTAACCAAAGCAAAAATGATACGGATGACTAGCTTTCAGTTCTGCACCAATAAAGATGACACCCATCTCCCACTTGCGATTGTTAGGTTTACTGCCTACGACGAAAACGACAATGTTGTGTCCGTTGAGCAGATAACTTATGAGAACAATCCTGACTACTTTCAAAGCGAAGTATCAGCCGCTCTTGAATGCGGTGTTGATATATGCGTTTTATCACCCTTTGAATTAAGGGATTTTAAATGGTTAAATAAGCTGGTTAATGCTTAAACATGGCAAATGTCTCATCCTCAAACAGGACGACAGCTGATTATGGATCGGCTTAAAAAAGCCATTTCACGCTCCACTACTGGCGACCTGCAAAGGGCTGCCATGTTTTTGGAGCGTGCAAGAGAGGTACGCGCTGGTAGCCGCAATCAACGCACCAGTGCAAGACAATCCCAAGCAACTGCTTGGAAGAAAAAAGTTGACAACTCAATAACATGGTAAGGTTGCAGTAATACAGTATTGGTCGATGGCGACAAAACACGGAAACCGCGTATATATCCAAGTCTTACTTGAACCGTTTCGTGGTCAGCTCTTTCTTGATGAAGCGGAAAAGCACAACCTCAAGCCCTCTGCTCTTATACGAAACATTGTCTATGACTACCTTGCAGAGACTCTTGATGAAGACTCTTACTGTGATGCAGTCGTCAAAGACAAGCAAAAATGGCAGCAGGCTGTAGACGCCAGGCTTGAAGGACGCGCACAAACTCGACGCTCCAAAACTACAGAAGAGGCTTCTGAGACTCCAGAGCCCCAATGTGGTTTATCGCCTGACGCAACATCAGACGTTGATAAAAGTTCTGCTGAATAAGCGCTACGCACAAGTTCTGCATTTCAACTAAATCGGTTGCGTCTTTGATTCCACGGCAACTGTATTCAAGGTTTAGCTGGGCTTCCAAGCTTGGCTCAATGATCATCCAGTCCATTGGAACGCTCCAATAAATCCAAGTAACGGCGTTCAGAAGCGTATGGCTTCCTTGCACGCATGATGTCACCGACAACAGGAAACAGCCATTGATCAACCCGTACACAGTATTTAAAGTTGTACGGGTCCATACAGCCAATAACGACTGTCGTCCAAAACGCGGTCAGATAGCTCCAGATCGCGTAAAAGCTCATGCAACGTTTGGCATCACCGTTAAGTGATTATTGTAGTGCCCAGTTTCTGCATAGCTTTTTAGTGGAACGTTAGACATTGCATGAAATACCATCTGACCAATTTTCATGCCAGGATATAACATCTGTGCATGATGTACCCTTTCGTTTTTAAGCTCAAGGGTCAGTCTTGATCCGTGCCAACCTGGATCGCACCAACCAGCAAGCAAGTGATTAAGACCAGATCTTGCACGGCTTGATTTGAGTACAAATTGGCAGCAGATGTCGTCGGGCAAGTTAAATAACTCAATTGTCTCAGCCAAGCAAAACTCGCCGGGTTCCAGCCTGTACGTCCAAACTTGCCGGATTCAATAGCTCTGGATCAAATGGAACGACCATACTATTTTTGTCACACCGGGCTTTAATCTCCCAGTCGCAAAGCACTGCCACGTCTTGTCGCCAAAAACCTACCTTACAGCTCATCAACCAAAATCACCCAGCCTGTTCTAGGTCCGTCAACTGACCATCTTGGATAAAACTCAGACTGTCGCACTCTGGCATTACGCCCTCTATGGGCATTTTTATGACCACCTCTAACCATGTCAGGCAAACCGCGTGGATCTTGCATAATCCACTCAGGATCATTGGAATACTTGCCCGCATATCCACTGATAACGCTCCAATGGCCGCAACCCATCCCATTACATTGGGGCGCTTCACCTCGTAATACATCACCATGATGCAACCAACCAACTAATACTGGACGACCTCTTTCAATCTCTAGTTCGATTAAATCAGAGTCGCCATCTTTGCGAAACTCGACATTTAATCCAAGGCTTCTCAAAGTTTGTATCTGAGCATCAACAGACGTGGTGTCGCCATATTTGACGCGAATAGCGTTGTATTCATCGTCCGTTTTAACTTTCTTGTAAAACGCTGCCACCATGGCAGCCGCTGAACTAAAACATTCGCGGTATCCCGTTCCACTTTCATTGTCAAATTGACTGAAATAAGGCATAAAGACTTCTTGGTCAATGCCGCTTGCTTTCCACGCATCAAACCATGCGTTGTCTTCTTCCGCCAAAAGGTCTTGAGGCATTCGCTCTTCAAGTTCCTTGACAGCAGCCAACTGGTGGGGCGTACCACGGAAAAATTGAAAGAAGGGTAGAAGTGCTAGTGCCATCAGACGTTTCAATGGTCAACGCGAGTTTCAGGGAACAAAAGCTCCTTGAGATGCTTGACCGCTAAATCATCCAGATCGTTGTCAGTGCGCTGCACTACACGCTCCAACATCGCAATGATCAGCTCCTTAAATGCTTTGGAGCGCCACATTGCCATCACAAAGGGCTTGAGAATCAAAAGCATTGGACTTCTCTTGACTACACAGCCACATTAGTTCCGATTGCTATGACCCTCAAGTCGTGCCACTGATTGCTCCAGGTTGGACAAACGAGCAAAAATTTC